AGGAGGTGTATTCTATGATTTCCTTGCAAAGAGAAATGAGAGAAGAGAAGCTTTCGGAGGTAGAAAGTTCGATATCGTACTTAACAACGGGGAGATAGAGAAGTGTGAAGGGCAATGGTGGGATGCGGTGACAGACAGAGCGAGAGAAGAATTGGAAAAAGAGGGAAATCCATTTTCTAAAATGATGTTGATTGGTGTTTCTTCAGTAGATAGATTATCGGATTGCTATGTGTATTGTGGGCTATGGGCATCCAAAAGCAAGATTGAAGAAATGATAGCTGACTACAAAGGTCGTATATATAAGTATTACGAATTTAAGGAAGAGGTTATTAATAAGATAAGGCAATCATATACCTAAAATAATAGTTTATGACATTCAAAGAATTTATGGAAGAAATAGGCTATGATTCGGTGACTACCTTTTGGGATGATTTCAGCATAGCCGACAAGTATGGTATAGCAGGTGTCAAAGATACCTACAAACGTGCATTCAGTGAATGGAAAGATGATTATAAGTTTTTCACGGAATTAACGCTCGTATTGAATCATAAAATCTGGCAGCATTATGACAGCAATCGTGAACTGGCTGCACTGTATGACCGGTTGTGGCGAGAAGCTGACGAGTATGCCATGAATAACTTTAAGGGAGAAGAGCTTGATTATTATTACAGAATAACAGATTAATATTATGACAGCAGCAGAAAAATTAAGAACTATTTAAAATATAAAGACATGGAAGACGATCTTATTACAACAAAAGAAGTAGGCGATTATCGCATTAAAGTGTATTATTGCCATGATTCAGAATGCCCTATAACTAATTGGGGTTTGTTTGGGTCATTCTTTTTTGAATACTCTGATATGCATCGATTGCATGATGAATGCAATTGGAAAACTTTCTTCTACGATAACAAGCATGATCTTAGAGATGTTATTGATGCTATTGTAATGAAGCATATAAAACAGAAAGATATTGTAAAATATTTAAAGAAAGGGGAAGCGAATGGGATCTCATTCACATACAACAGAGGTAGCAATGTATGGGAGTTGAAGCATAAGACAAGTCCATATATAGGTCAAGAGTTTTTACCAGGTGATTTGAAGGACTTTGATTACAGAGGAGAATTAATAGAGGATCTGGATGATGAAGACCTGTTAGATATCATATCCAAATATGGAAAAGATGTGGTAGCTATAGAGTGGTCAACAAGGGGTTATAGTCAAGGTGATTATATAAAAGGGATAGCATACGTTACAAAAGAAAAATATGATAATGAAGTCTGCAACAAAGAAGGAGATTGGAAAGAAGATTGTGCCAAAATTATAGATAATGAAGTAAAGTCCATAGGTATGTGGATGTGGGGAGATGTAAAAGGGTACGTTCTTGAAAAGAAGGTAGCATTTACCAAGAAATACAAAGACGAATCAAGAGAGGATGAAGATTGCGAAGAATGGGAAGAGGTTGATTCTTGCTGGGGATGTTACGAGGAGACAGATGAATTGATAAAGGAAGTCATGATAGAGAATGGCTTAGAAGAATAGGTTGTGTATGCTGATGCCATGAGTGATTTTATCCAGAAATTATATAACTACATTTAATAACATATCTTATGAAAACACAAGAAGAATATGCACTTGAAATTGACGAAATAGTTCGCCGGGATGTGGAGAGTCGCCAGAGCGACTGGTTTAAAATCGACAAGGAGATATTTATGCAGCCAGAGAATAAGAACAAGGCATTTATTTTGGGAACCCGGAAGACCGGATGTGATTTAATAATACTGGGTGGCACTAATTGTGATGAAGGTAGTATGGATTGGCTTTTTGGGAGTCTTGGCAATGAAAATTTCTATGTATGTAAGCCGCTATCTTTCTATAAATCACAACAAGAAATCCAGAAAGTAAATCCGCTTTATGCTTTCAAGGTGGCCACTGCTTATTTTAGAGAACAAGGGAAGGTTCCGGTATTTGAAGATAGTAACTGTAGATTAATAAAACTATGAGCATAAAAGTAATAAGATACAGGTTGCCCTCTTATTGGGCTTGCCCGTTAATCAATGATGATTACACTGGATTAACAGATGAAGAATGTGAGGAAATCCAACGCTTCTTGGAAGCAGCAGAAGGTTATCCGGTAGATGTAGATTTGGAAACACAAGGGTTTTACCGTTGTAATGACGCAGGAACACTTCCCGGAGAGTGTGCAGATTTTATTTTTCATAAGTGTAATGATTAAACTAAAATAATATGGAAACTACAAACAAACTGTTTTATTCAGGTACAAAATTCTTTACAGAAAATGAAGA